TCGTGAGCGGTTTTCAGTTTTTTGCCTTTCCCTCCTGAGACTCTTCAGACGGCTTTTCTGGTTGTGGCTCGACGGCTGGAATCTTCATGAACTCAGCGCACAACTCCATAACGGTGTTGTAAGCTGCCATCAGTTCTTTCACTCTCTCCCATTCGTCGCCTTTCATCAAGTCATCGATAGTCAGCTTTGTGTTATCGTTTGCGGTCAGAGCAGCCGACATGATGAGTGCGATGCGCTCCTTCAGGTGGTCAAACGATTCTCCGAAGAAAGGCTTGCCGCTAATTTCCTCAAAGTTGAGCATGGTTTTCATCGAGAAGGCGACGGGATAGTTCTTGCCTCCGATGGTTATTTCTTTTGTCTTCATTTCTGGGTATGGGTTTAGTTCCTAAAAAACGCCCAGCCAGCCGATGAGGGCGAGGCTGGGCGCGTTCACATTATATTAATATCTATGGCTAAAGTTAAAGCCAAGCGAGAGGGTTAGTCTGTGCCGGCGGAAGCAGGCTCGTTGGGCACGTCGATTGTGCCGTAACCGGCCAGTGTGTAGTTATACTGTGCATTCTGCTTGTTCTGTCCCTGCAACTGGAGTGAGGTACACTTGCACGTACCGCTGGCAATGGTCTCGACCACGTGGCGGTTGTTTATGTTGTCACAGAGACAAATCTTCCAATACAGAAGCGTGTTCGTCACATAGCCTTCCATATCGTTCACAGAGTTACCGCCAGTGTTCAGTGTGTCATTCGGTGTAAGCACCATGGCAGAGCCGCTGATGTCGTATGACTGACCAACCACTTCATACTCCAAGGCGTCGCCCGTAGTGTCCTTCGTAGAACTTTCCTCGGTCTGAGCCGATCCGTGAAGGCTCATCGTCTTTGCGGCTGCAATCACTTTTGTAGGATCGGCCGCTGCTGCTAAAAACAGCCTGTAGTATTGACCTCTTCTCATGATGCACTAAGGGCCCCCGTTCCCTGGAATTGAAGTGAACAATTAGCGATAGCACGGTCATCAAACTGCATGGTAAAATCGTTCAGCAGGGCATAGCCGCTACGCTTGAAATTGGCATTCTGAGCGACACGGTTCTGAGAGTCTGCGGTCTGATCCCACTTGACACCCACCGGCTGAGCAGCCTTGAAAGTGCGAAGCACGGCACGCAACTGGGCGGGTTCGGCCTGATAGCTGTCCACCTGAGCCGACCACGCCGTGCTCACGATGTCCTCCTGCGAGAACATACCTTCGGTGTCCTTCGTCGTCGTATCTTCCGTATTTCCCGTGAGCGATACGCTGACGTTGGTCTCTTCAGGCACAGCAGCCAGTCCGCCGTTGTCGATATCTGCAAAGAACCTAAAGTTCTGACCTTTAATCTTGCTCATCGTCGTCTTCGTTAGTGTTAAGAACGTCGCACTGATAGTGCAGACGGTCGTAGTAGCATGGTTTCGTCCAGTCCCACGCGATACCCTCGTTCTGGTAGGAACGGAGATCGGGACGGATGCTGTAGTCCATTGTGCCAACGTACTCCCGTATGGCTTTGCGCACCTTGCGCCGCAGCTGCTTCACCTCCTCTTTCGTGGTGGCTGCAATCTCGATACTCACCTGCGCTGAGTCAATGTCGGAGTCCCACACATCGTCCTTCGTACCCTGCTCGTTGGTGGTCGGGTCTTCGATGATGATAATGTATGGGAGCGGCGTATTGTCGAGCGTGCTGGGTGGAATCTCAAAGCAGCAGGTCACGATGTTGCCGTCGGTCAGTGAGACCAGCGACTCGTCGCCTGAGATGGCTGCGTACATGATGTCGTCAAGTTCCATTTGCACTTTCAGTTTGACTTGTGATTACTTCTAACTTATCCCTATCCTCTGGGGAACCGGCTGGCCGACAGCCTTTGCTACGCATCGGAGCAGCCAGCCGGAGGAACTAATCCCAGAAGAGAGGCACGAGAGTTTAGGCGACTACCACGCTCACGGTGTCGGTGACGGTGCTCTCGTCGGGCAGCGTAGCGGTCACGGTGATGACGGCTGTGCCTGCGGTAGGACCGGCGGTGATGACACCCGTAGAGCTGTTCACGGAAGTGCCAGAGAGGGCAGTGGTCACAGCGTAGGTGATCACAGCGTTGGGAACGTTGCAGACGGCTGTCAGGGTGTGGGTCTCGCCCTTACCCATCAGCACGGCGTGCTCACCTGCCAGCACTTCGGGAGCTGTCGGAGCGTCGAGAACGGCGTAGCAACCGAATGCCTGGGTCTTGCCGTTGGCCCCATTAATTTTCGTTGAGAGATCGGACATCGAAGCTGCAAGGTTAAGTGTGAGAGCTGTGAGATTTCTCTTAGCGACTTGCTGGCTTGAAGAATCGATTGTAAGCCTAACCGTCCCATGCGTTTGGGCTGCAAACCACTCGTAGTAGCCAATCTCAAGGTAACGACCCTTACCAGCCACGAGCTTGCCGTCGGCATTGAACTCGGTGTTCACGTAGTGGCTGACAGTGTACGGATAACCGCAGCACTTGCCATTCTCGATGACGAAGCCACCAGCAGCACCTGCGATCTTCGGCGTAGCCATCAGCTCTGCCTCAGTTACACGGTCCATAGAGAGGCAGACGTTACCCTCGAAGAAGCCCTTGTCGGAGAACTCAGCAACGGCCTTGAGAATCTGCTTGTAGGTGTCGTTGCCGATGGTGATGACACCCTGAGGAGCCAGACCAGCGAAAGCACCCTTGTTGCCAGTCCAAGGAGCGCGGCTGTAAATCTTCTTGGCCCAGTACTCGCGCATGGCGATGGTGAACTTCGACTGAACGAATGCCATCAGGTCGAAGGCAGCGTTGTCGATAGCCATGTTGGAGACGGGAACGGTCAGACCGATACGACGAACGGTCGGAGTGATGTTGGCAAAGTTCAGCACCTGATCGCTCAGAGCCTCGATCTCGCCGACCTCCTCCATCTCAACATCGTTGATGCTGACAGGCCAAATCTCGTTGCCCTCTACGCCCGTCACGATGTTCAGACCGTCGGGCAGTCCGAGACCCTCGTGAAGGGTAGGAATGAGGTCGTGGATGGTCAGGTTGATGGCACCAGAGGCGGTGATGTTGCCACTGACGTTTGATGTGCCGTCCGAGTTATTGCCCGGAGCCAACAGAATCTCACGCTGTGCCTTGCCGGGGTTGGTGCGGCAGTCCTGCAACAGCTCACGCAGCTGGGCACACATAGTGTCGTTGCGGTGGTCGCTGAGATTGCGCTCGTGAGCGTCCTGGGCGTTCACATCATCAATAGCCAGCTTAATCATTGTTAACTCGCGGGTCAAGTTGAACTCATTCTGCTTTTCCTCGCTGGTCAAATCACGGTTGGCGGCTTTTACATAAAGCTCACCGAGACGGTCGTTAGCCTCGCGCTTGGCTGCTGACAACTCGTCGAAAGTCATACTTTTGTAATCCTTCATCTTAAAACGGTTTTAAGGGGTTAATAACTAATGTTTCTTGTACTCTTCATCTTCCAATTTGAGCATAGCCATGACACGCTCACGGCGTTTCATGTCCTCTGCGATACGGGCTTTCTCCTCGGCCTCACGCTCCTGCCGCTGACGCTCCTCTTCGGCCTTGCGTGCCTTGTAGGTGTCGGTCGATTCAATCAGTTCGCGGGCAGAGAGGGAAGTTTGCAAGTATGCGGGATCCATGCCCAAAGTGAGGGCTGTGATGGCACGGAACTTGGTGTGAGTGACCACGGGAATTTCGCCCTCGCGCTCCTTCACGTCGTACTTGTCCGGCCAGAATTCAAAGCTGCAACCGTCGTACACACCTGCCTTTGTCAGTTCGCGGGCACGGATTCCAAGGTCACAGTTGGGAACCTTCACCATGAAGTTCACGCCTTCACGGTCAACGCTCAGGACTACAGTCTGCGACTCGCCACGCTTGATGCGTCCGAAGGTCAATTCTCGATTGTGCAGCATATTGATTTTGATGTCCTGAGTGTTCAGGAACTCCATCGTGGCTGCTTGTGGGGCAATCACCTCACGGAACTTCATTCCGAAGTCGTCGAGAATCTGGCTTTCAACGCCAAAGCAGATGGCACGGCCTGAG